GACGAGACGCGGTTTCACCCGTTTCTGATTCCCGCCGCCACTGCCGATAGCAGTAAGACTTTCGACGGTGCTGATTTGCTGCCCAGCGGCTACGGCTTCCTGAACTTGCGCTGTGGGTTCTACTCGATAACCAGTGTTACGGTGAACGACACGGCGCAAGTAGCGAATACGAACTATTGGGCGATGCGTGACCATCCCGACGATGTTCCGATAGGGCCGATCACTTGGCTCAAGTGGCCCAGTAGTGTCTATGCTTGCAATGCGCTGGTGATAACGGGACAGAAGGGCTACGGCCCGATTCTACCCGACCGGGCATACTTGGCGATTCTGGACGCGGCGCTGCTGCAATGGCAATCGGGCACGGCGGGCGGTGCGGCGGGGGCATCTGGCATTACCGAAAAGGCCACGCCATCAGCGCGCATTAAGTATGGTGCTGGTGCCGACTCTGCCCTCGGTATGCGCCTGAACGCCGCGCAAGGCCGTGTAGACAATGCCGTGAGCTACTACCGATTGAAGGGGCTTTAATGGACTCGCAGATTGCCAAAGCTGACTACTACTTTGACGATGCTGACCGTAACGGGTTGGCGCTGTCGGGGGAACATTTGCTGGTGAGCAAGGGCGGCATCGTCTTTGAGCCGCTATTGACGATCTACGGCTTTGTGGACGGCGTGCCTGCGGGCGTGACGTTACCAGAACCAGAGGGGCCGAAAGTGGAGCGCCGTCCACTTTTCCCAGAATTTGCGAGCCACGATGGGTAGCGTATTTTCCGCCGCTGAAATTGCCGCCTTGCAGGATGGCCCGGCGCCCGGCAACGGTGACGACATTGCAGAAATCTGGCGCTTGCCCAATGCCAACGATAGTGGCGATAGTGATGTGTCCGACGAGACAAATCCGTTTGGCGGGCCGTTGGCGTCAAGCGAAACGGATACGGTAATTGGCGACGTGCCGCGCACCAAAGTTGGGACGTATGCCGTGCGAATTGCCAGCGGTAGCGGAGTCCTGGGCACGGCGGGTATTGGAAGCGAGCGCATGGTCGGAGAGCGTGAGTTGCCAGCAGGACAGTTCTACCTGTTTTTCAATGCGGCGCAAGTCGAAAGCGGCAGTGACATCTTAGATTCCGACCAAGTTCATATTGTGGCCGGGGTCTACGATGGGGCTGCTGGGAATAAAGGTAAGACTGGCGTGGCCTATCGGTGGTTTCAGATCATGGATGCCGGGGGCCAAGTGACGGAGCAAGTGGAGCGCATGGTGCGCGCTGCTGAGATTCGAGGCTAACGATGGCAGGAATTGCGCCGCTTCATCCGCTGACGATTGATGCCTTTTTCAAGCAGAAATTGGTAGCCAACGCCACGCTGATGACAAGTCATAAGGGCCGGTTCTACGCCAAGAGCAACGTGGGTGATGCGCGGCCAACGCCCTACATCTACTGGGTAGGCTACACCGACCGGGTGTATCAGCACGAAGCCGGGGCCAATCAAGAGTTCATTGGAGCCAAGCGGCTGACGTTTAGCGTGATGAGCGTGCGCGAGTTTGCCGGGGGCGTGGTTGATGAATCAGCCTTTGTGCCTGACCAGCAGCAGTTGTTTGCGACGCTTTGCGGCATTGGATGCACAGCGGTTTCGGTGTCAGGCAGCGTGATTGGCAGCATCACTGGGATACGCTGCTTGGACGACAACGTGAGCAATGACCTTCGAGTGGGCGATAGGCGCTTCTTTGAGAAGGGCATCCGCCTTGAGATTTACCAGGGCAACCCTGGCGTTTAGTCAAATTGTTTGACAGGAGACTACGATGCAACTTTCCGTTTCAAGCCAACGGCGGATTGGGCAAGTCAGGGAAGCCACGCCCGGCACTTTTGCGAGTGGGGGAAACCTCATTCTGCGCTCCGACCTGACCGGATATGCGCAGCCCGGCGACCGTCGCCAGACACACATTCCTGGTGGCATGAACCAGGCCAACGCCACCGGCTTGCTCGAAGTGATGAGCACGGCTGCCTATGACATGGTGCCCTACTACGCGCTCATGCCAAGTGCCTTTGATGCGGCTTTTGGTATCGGAGCACCCTACTACAGCGCCGCATCCTCCACCATTGACAGTGTGGCACACACCACGCGCACCTATCGCCTGCCGTTCGGTGGGCCGCGCCGCTCGGTGCCGACTGTGACCATGTTCGAGGGTTTGGTGGAAGATGCGCTACGCATGACATTTGGTTTTTGCACGGAACTGGTGCTAATGAGTGATCGAACCGGCGAAGTGTCGGGCAGCCAAGCCTTCACTTTTGCGTCGCGCCTTGACCATACCAACTTCCCTGGCGGCACCACTGCGACGCTAACAATAGCCTTCGCGGGCACTCCTGATGGTGGCACCTTTACGTTGACCGGAACCAATCCTGACGACGGTAGCACTTGGATTACGGCAGCGATTCCCATTGCCTCCAGTGCTGGCACCGCCGCCGCTGTTGCCGCTGCTATCAACGCAGCGACCAACGTGCCCGCTGGCGCATTTTCCGCTGCCGTTTCGCCGGGCGGCCCACTGCCAGCGGTTATTAATCTGACAACGGCGGGCGGCCCCTGGGACAAGCAGCCATTGGGCACGATTTCCGTTGCCACTAACTCGTTATCCGGGGGCACACCGCCCTACGATGCGACGATTGCGGGGACGGCGGGCATTGGTGCTGTGCTACTGCCATCGGCGCGCGGCATGATGCTACCCGGCCATGTGACGCACTCCTACGGCGCCTATGCCGATCTCGACAATGCAAACAACCTTCTGGATGGCTCTGATTCTCCGGTGATTCAGCGTTCCGAGACGCGCTATCCAAACTTGGCGGTGCCTCGTATCTTTGAGGTTGGAGGACAGTCCTACACTGCGTTCACCGACCAAACGCCCTGGGGCGATATTCGCCACACCTACACCTTTGCCGACAGCAACAATGAGGTGTTTCAGGCGATCTTGGCCGATTCGCTGGAAGCGGGCTACACCAACACGTCGGGCATCTGCGACATCGCAACGCCGCGCTGGTGGCAGAAAACTTGGACGTGTGGCACGACCATCCTCAAGCAGCGCATCTTTGGCAACGCGGTGGCCCCGGTCGGGCGTGGCGACACCAACGGGCTTTACACGCGCACCATTGAAATCGCACCGCACCAGAACTATGCTTCTGGCGACGCGGGCGGCTGCTCGGTTGAAGTGATTCTGCAATCGCCAACCGCCTTGATTCCAACGCCGTAGCCCAATAAGGGCCGATGCCGCGCCGGGTTTCCACGTTCCCGGCGCGGCGAATACCAAACGTGGGGATGGAGCAAAAACGTGGATTTACTCAAACGACTGATGCCGGTGGTGACACTCGACGGCAAAGAGATGTCCCAGCAGGACATCGAAGACGACGTGGCCGGGCCGCAACCTTTGGAATTTGCCTATGGCAAGGCCAAGAACCATCAGGTGCTCTACAACTTCGCGCAGGTAGACGCCAGCCTGATTGAGAGTCTTGACATCGAGCGCCAGAAATCACTCTTTGTCTCCGGTGCGGCCAAGCGCGGTGCTGCTGCCAAGACGATAGCCTTGCAGCGGCAACTGAACTGGCGCGACGAAGACGTGATGAACGCCTTGCGCGAAGAGTTGGCGCAGGACATGGACGAGACGCAGATGCAAGCCGTCCTGAACCAGAACCGTGTCATTGAAGCCCTTGAAATCCAGGTGGTGCGTGCGGCGCTGGTCATGGATGGCGCCAGAGTCGTGTCAACTTTAGAGGGCGTGGATTTGGCAAATGAGGCGTTCTGGCGTTCAGCGCACCCGCTAAAGGCCATCATCGCTAAGGCGCTGTGGGCGAAATACCCTACTGGGCGGCAAGAGCCAGAGGCACCTATCCAAGCCCTGACTGGCAAGGATGGGAGCGACCAATCGAGCGAGGCCAGCCCGAATACGAACAAGCAAAAAAGGCCCTTGAATGGAACAGCGTCGACTACAGGATTGGATGCACCCTTGACGGCGACGAGGGGCATTTCCAGCATAGCGGAAGTCACTGGGCCTATTTCCCCGAATGGGCAGGCCGACTCCAACAAGTCGAAAAATACGGCCACGCTCCCGATTGGGGTGTAGATTTTGGCAAGGCGTTGTGGCAGTGGCGGGCGCAGTGTTTGGCTTCGGCGCATGGCCGGGTCAACAAGGCCGTCAACGAGCAAATGAAGAAGCGATGAAGGCGTGGTGGCACCGGCTGCCACGCCGTTTCTTTAGGTGAAACATGGCAGGTGTCTACAAGTCGGCCAATCGCAAGATGATGGCGCTCTTGGAAAAGGACTGCCAAGAGATTTGCACAGAAACGGCTAATGATTGGCGCGGATTGGCCGATGAAATGGTGCCTCAAATCGCCAATGCGCGTTTTGCGACGGACGCTCTCCGATTTTCAGCAACGGTCGCTACGGACAAGAAAAGTGACTACCCCAGAGCGATAGCAAAGGCACTCAGGGCACGGCAGGCCGCGATAGATGCCGGTGAACCCTGGGCAGCGCCGTTGGAAGTGCTGCCTGAAATCAAGCCGGTCAAGACGCCGGGTGTAGCGATGGCAATTCTGTATTACCCGGTCGGCCACGCGGTTGAAGTTCACGAAGGCTTAGGGCAAGCGATTGGCGCCCGTCCGTTTTTGGTGCAGACGCGGCCCGGCAATATCTTCGCGGCAAGGATAGAAATGTTGGCAAAGAAGATGGAGAAAATCTCAGTTTAAAGGAGGTGAGTTAAATCCCATACTCGGAACTCAGCAGCGAAGTCACGATTAACTACAATAAGTTCAAAACCAGCCTTGACAAGGTAGACAAGGCAATGACGGACTTCGCCAAAAAAGACTGGAAAATCCAACTCAACACGACGGCGTTGGACACGGCGATTTTCAAAGTAGCACAACTTGGAAAAGACCTTAAGGGCTTGGGCAACATTACCATCAAAGCCAATGTGCAGGGCGGTGGCGGATTAGGCAAGGTTAAAGATGACGCCGACGCCGCTGCCAAAGCCGCACAGAAATTTGAGGGAGCCATTCGTGGCCTTCAAGACCAGATGGCAAAGGCTGGTATTTATAACGAATGGAAAAAGATTTCCGCCGAAGAAAAACTCACCGCCGATAATTTAGGCAACATCCGCAACCGTGTGCGTGAGGTTATCAGCGAAACTCGCGCTATGCAGGATAACTTATCCAATCGCGGGATAATGTCGCACCAGCTAAAGTTTCAGCAGGATTGGAGTGCAGCCCTTAAAGAAAATGAGCAGCGTTTGCGCAAGTTGGCTGATACTGCGAAGCAGGCTGCGGGAACGACGACTAAGGCACCGTCTTTGATTCGCGGCATCACGCCTGCTGACCTACGCTTGCAAAAAGACTGGAACGCGGCGCTGTTGGAAAACCAGCAACGTCTGCAATCAATGGTGGCAATTCCACCGGTCAAAGTGCGCGGCATCACGTTAGCTGATTTAAGACTTCAAAAGGATTGGAACGCAGCGTTGGCCGAAAACGAGCGTCGCATGAAGGCGCTCGCTGGTGGCGCGGGCGGGCCTAAACTCATTCGTGGCGTTTCTGCTGCTGAACTCAAAATCCAAAAGGATTGGAGTGCCGCACTTGCCGAAGATCAAAAGCGCATGGCAGCAATGGCGCCGACGATTGATAAGGCAAACGCCTCAGCAAATCGCTTCAATGAAACCATGACCGGCGTGCTCAACACCCTCAAGCGTTACATCATTGGCTTTGTGGTCATCAAGGGCCTAATAGACCTCTTTGGTGCGGCCAAGCACGCTCTGATTGACTACAACGCCTTGCAGCAGCAGGTGTTAATCGGTTTTACCACCAACCTCAACAATAGTCGCAAGGCGGCAGAACAATTCTTTGGTGCCATCCAAACCTTTGTAGATATCAGCCCGTTTCGCCTGGAAGAGACGCTTAAATCCAGCCAATCATTGTTGGCTGTGCTGCGCGACATCCCCAGCGAAATCACGCGCATCAAAGTGGCAGAAGAGGCGCTTTACGCCGTTGGGCAGCAGACTTCGGCGTTAGGCGGTGGCGCTCAGGAGTTTCAACAAATCTCCCGTGCCTTGCAGCAGATTTATTCCAAGCCGCATCTGAACCTTGAAGAAATCAACCGGCAGTTGATTGAAGTCGGCGTGCCCGCGTGGGACTTGCTCTCCAAAGCCTACAAGACCAACACGGCCCAAATCCAAGAGTGGATTTCAAAGGGTATGATTCCCGGCAAGGAAGCGTTCAAGGCGCTGGTCAACCAGATGCAGCTTGCCAACTGGGGTGCGATGGAGCGTCAGGCGCAGACGTTTCGCGGCGCGCTTTCCACCATAGCCGACGTTTTGGAGCGCAAGGTAGCAAAGGCGTTTGAGCAAACCTTTTCCGACATCACCGACCATTTAGTGCAGTTCAGCAAGATTTTGCAGTCCAAAGAGTTTGAGCGGTGGGCATCGGACACGATGGGCAAGGTGCGATTCGCCTTTGCTGCCATCGGTAGTGCGATGAAGGAAATTATGCGCTACTGGCCCGCCATCGTCGCGGGACTGGTCATTGCAACCGCGTCTAAAATCGTCGCCGGGCTGTCGGCCATCACGCTGGGCTTCAATGCTTGGGCGATGGGTGTGGTGGCGCTGGTTTTGGCCTATCAGAAGTTTTCGATAGTGCGCGACATCACCGATAGGGTCGTGGGTAGCACGCTTTACACCCTCAAGGCGTTATCTCAGGGCTTTGCTCTGACGGTGCAAAGCATAGCATCCTCACTCCAAAAGATACCGGACTTCGCGCTGGGGCCGGTTGGCATCGCTGCCAAAGCCGCATTGGGCGACCAATCGGGCTTGGCGGCGGGCGTAGCGCAGCAGTGGGATGTCACGATTGCAGCCTACAAGAGCGGCAAGGCCAAATTCGATGCCGCCATATCTGCCGATAGCGTTAAGATTGGCGATGGCAAGTGGTTCGGCCTTGACTACAAAAAGGCGTTGGCTGAAATCAATAAGGCCATGCGCGAAAAGCCTCCTGTCTACGAACCGAAGTTGGGCGAGGGGGCAGACAAAACTGCTGCCAACGCCAAGAAAATCTACCTGCAACTCCTGGCGGCGCAAGAGAAGTTCTTTGAGCAGCAAAAGAAGAATTGGGAGTCCTTCGGCAGCGCGGTAGATAGCCTGATTGATAAAATCCGCAACTTTGGCGAGCGCAGCGAATTGGCGGCGTTGCGAGCCAAAGATTTCGGGCGCACCATCAAAGACAGCGCACTCACGGCGGCAGAGGGCCTTGCCAAGATCGTTGATAAAATGCGCGAAATCACAGGCGGGCGTGACGCCGTGATTCAAGTGTTCCAGCGGATGCAGGAAAAGGCGCTCGAAATGGGCGCCTCGCCGGAACGCTTTGCCCAGTTGCAAGCCATCGTGCGCCGGGTGCAGTCAATGGTTGACCCGCGCCAGACGCTTGAAGGCATGGCGAAGAACGCCGAAGGCTTGAACGCGCAGATTCGCCACGAAATTGATTTGAACGTCAAGACGCTCAACATCGAAATCGCCAATATCGGCACCATGCGCACCAACGCGCAGCAGGCCCAGCCTGCTGCGCTGTCCTCGCGTGCTGGTTCGCCTATGCAGCGCCAGACCCAATGGGAACGCGAACATACGCCAGGTTGGGTTTCGCCCTACACCATTCCAACACCATCGCCATTTTCAAAATCCGACAAGTCTTGGGCGCAAAGATTGGCCGAAGGCCGTGCTGCCGAAGCGCGCCGTGAGTCTGAATGGAAAGCCTTCCAGGAAAAGGAACGGCAGCAACATCTGCGGGATATTCAGAGGTCTGCTGGCGACTACGACTACACGCCCTACAAAGCTCCTGGACGCGCTCCAACTCGCGGCGGTTGGAAAGATGCCGCAGGCGGCGGTTTATGGGGCAAGGATACGCCTACAGCCTTTTTGCCGTCAAAGTCTGGTTGGCATGATGCTACAGGCGGCGGGCTAAGCGCAGCGGTTCGGCAAGGCACCAAAGAGGGCTGGAAAGATGCAACTGGCGGCGGGCTGAGCACCAATCGGTTTGGATTGGTTAACCCGCACCAATACACCAAGCCGCAACCCAAGGCAGCGTTGGAGGCTGGTGGCAACGCTGCCTTGCCGATGTCTATTGACGCCCTTAAAGAGTCTCTAGAAAAGGCACGTTTGAAAGTCTTAGAGGGTGCCAATAAAACGCCGCGCAAATGGATTGCACCGGACTTTAGCACACCCTGGCTCTTTGGTGCTCCGATGTTTGGGATGCCTGAAAAGACGGGCTTCAACGATGAGTCATTGAAGGGTTTGGCAGCAACCGCCGACCCCAAGATTCAGGCTTACATGAAGTCGCTGACCGGCAAGCAGGCAATGGGCATCGGGGGCGGTTTCCAAGAGGCTGGCGGCGTGTTGGACGTGATTGACCTTGAAGCGGGTTTAAAGCGGCTCCAAGACCAAACCAAAAACTACATTGGCACGCAAAAAGAAGAGCAAACGATGCTCGTTGCTTTGCGCGAGGCCATGCTCAAATACGGCTACGAGTCGGAGAAAACCTCTGAGATTGAAGCCCGCCTGCGTGAAGTCACACGCATCAAAACGGATGCCGATTACCTGAAAGCGGCGGAATTGGACAAGCGCAGCGGCACCAATGAAGCGGGTAAGATTCTGGCGCAGCAAATGGCGGCATACGATGCTACGCAGGAGAGCGTGAAGGGCAATAAGATTCTGGCGACTGCCCTTAAAAACACTCAGGACATGATTGATGCTGTCACAAAAGCGTGGCAGGATCAAACCGATAAGTTGGACAAGTGGCGCGAGTCGGTGCGTATTTCTACCACTGAGCAGCAGTCTCAGGTTGTCACCTTGCAGCAGGAATTGAAACTGACGCAACTCTCCGGCGATTCCCGCGAGCGTTACACGCAAGGGCTGGAAAAAGCGGCGGCAGCGCGGCGCGAAAACAACGCTTATTGGGCGGCGTGGAAAGCGGCGGTTGTAGCAGGCGCTAATGCGATGGAACGCCTCAAGGCTGCTCAGGATGCCTTTTCGCTGCAAAAGATGATTGAAGAGTTGAAGCTGGGCATCAAAACCACCGAAACCTTCAACGCCAATCTTGCCAAAGCCCTCGAAATGGAAGCGGCGGCGGCGGCGATGATGGATAACTGGTTCACCGACTACAACGACAAGGTGAGTCAGGATGTGTCCCGTCGTGCTGAAATCATGGGTGAAATTGGCGACCGTGCGCGTTTTCGCCTTATGCCCGAAGGCGTAGATAAGGCGGTGGCCCAGGCTACTCTGCAATGGCAGCGGTTGAATCAGGTGGCAGATAAGACCAAGCCGCTCTTTGACGCGGCGGGTTTAGCAGCGGCACAAGCGGCGTTCCGCGTAGATTATCTGGCGCAAGAATCTACGCAGCGTTGGAACCAATTCGCCTCGGACATCTCGAACGTGTTCGTGAGTGCCATCACGTCAACAGATGGCTTCGTGAAATCGCTATTGAAGAACACGGCGGATTATTTCACCCAAGTCGCCAGCCAGCTTGCCTCAAATTGGATTATCGGGCAGCTTTTGGGATTGGCTGGTGTGCCTTTCCAACAGCCCGCATTAGGTGGTCTGGCGGGTATCCTCATGGGCGGCAGCGGCAAGTCCAAAGGCCCCACACCTTCACCGATTGGCTACACTGATTATCATGTCGGCTATGCCAATGGCACTGACTATGTGCCGATGACGGGCAACTACCTGCTCCATCAGGGTGAGCGCGTCGTCACGGCATCGGAAAACAAATCCTACAATCGTGGTGGCGACACCTACAACATCACGGTCAACGCGCCGGGCGGCAATCCGCGTGAGGTTGAAAACGCTGTGCGGCGGGCAGTGGCGCGGCCAAGCGGCGTTAGTGCCGCCAAACAGTTCCATGCCATAAACAACGTCGGCGCCAGAAACAGTTAGGTAGGTGAATCATGCCAACTCGCATCCTCTGCGCCGACTGTTATAACCCGCCGTGCTGAGGGCGTCCCATAACCTGCGTGACGGGTGCGGACGGTGTAACGGTGTGGCTTTGCAAAGCGTGCCAAAAGAGACGAGAGAGATTGAAGGAACCGTCAGCGCCGCTGATGCGTTAAGCCGTTGCAGGTCGCGTGGCGTGCGCACGTCGGGATAACCTGAAAGGGGAGTGAAGGTTCGATTCCTTCCGGCGCGTCCTGCTCTGAAATACTTGGAACGTGACAAATCCTGAGCGCGTAGTAAATGCGGCTCTGGTGCGTTATGCGTAGTGGAGCCTGGCCCACCTATCGTGTGGCGTAGTAACGGTTGTTAGCGTTCGAGGCGGCAACCACAAATTAGGCAAACCCGTTTTCTCTGAGTGCTCGAACCACTCCACAGGGAAAGCGGGTTTTGCATTTTAGGAGTAAACCATGACTGAAACCATTCAAGCCGTAGAGCCGCCGTGCCCGCTTGACCACGCGATTCTCAAACTGCTCATCGCCAAGCGCCGCACCGTCCATAGCATCACGCACTGGCTCAAACTCTGTGGCCGCGACACCGACACTTTTGAGGTGCGCGAATACCTGCGCCGTCTGCATAGCTGCGGGCGCGTGCTAACCTTTGTGCCGCCGCACGAAAGCCGCGACGCTACCGAAGTCTTTGCCCTGTCCAATGCGGGCTTTGAGGCGCTGACGGCATTTCTGCGGGCAAGCTCAAGAACGGAGACGAATCCTTATGGAAAGCGTTGAAACCAAGCCGCGCACCGGCATTGTTGGCTCTGTGCGCGAGGTTACAGTAGATGATGCGGATAAGGTTGCCTACATTCGGAATCGGATGCACTACAAAGTTGGAGCCGCCATTTGCGAGAAAATAGAAGATGGTCGTGCCTATGCGGTGACGCTGGCATGGCATGACGAATGGACAGGCGGCTTTGAGTTCTATCCAAAAGTGCTACGGCTTCAACTTCACGTCACTATCCTACTCCGCCATTGGCAAGACGCCCAAGTAGGCGAGGATGTGGTGCCGGATGCCTTTGCCTCGAAGGATGATGATATTTTGGAGTTCTACGCAACACCTGAACGGATGCGTAGAATCTATGGAGACACGCCGCCGAAGATGGTCAATGAAACTGACTTAGACACTTGGAGATTCCAGCGCATCACCACCAACGGCAAGACGGTAGCATGGAGGCGAGTGGCATGAATCAATGGGAAGCGCGGATTCTAAGAAACCCACTGACGTATGAAGTCCTTACTCATCCCAGTGGCGGGATGTATTACGCGATTTACTACAACGGGGAGTATTTGGGCCAATCCGTTGGCTACAGCGAAAGGCACGCAATTCGGGGTTGGTGCTACGCCCATGCGTCGGACTGAGTAGCACGGCTTAAAAGGTGCTGATGAACATGACTTGGACAAAGCGCATCAGGCGCCAGACCGTCCACGAACTCACCAATGACAAAGGCGTGGTTGTAGCTTGCATTTATGCGGAATACGGCCAGCGTTACGGCTATTGGGCCTCGCCGCCATCGGGCGGACTGCGTTACAGTTGCGGCACTTGCACTTTGAAGGATGCGAGAAAAAGAGTGCAGCAAATCGTTGAAGGGAGATGACGAGCAATGGCAACTGAACAAGAAATCGGACAGGCCGCAATTCGGCGGCGTGTGCTGAAAATGGCTGATGATCTGGCGTTGAAGTTGAGCATTGAAAGCGGTTGGCGCATGGAAGCCTACCCGCTACGCGATGTCTTGCGTAAGATCGGCGCCAACTACCCGGTGATTCACGATGCTGAATTTGCTGAGTTGGTGGCGGCGATTGACAGCATCATTTACTTGCTCAAGGTGAGATAGCTTACACGGTGCGCAACGGCTTCGATGAGGCATTGGAGTATGACGATGAAACGCAGATGCGGTAAAATGAACGGTGGTTGGCTTTGTGCGCTCGGATTAGCCGTTATGGTGCTTGGGGCCATAAGGGGACAATACGAGGCGCTGCGTGGCGTAGAAGCGCGAAGAACGGCCCTTGTGCAGGCCAAGCGCGCAAAGCAACTGACGGCGGGCAAGAAACTCAACCAAAAGGCGAAGAAACACTCTACCATGTCGCTCTTTTACCACGTCCAATTTCCTACCAACACAACGGCGCCGACAGGCTACCAAGACCCGACGCTGGTAGGGCACTGGGAAATTTGGGACGGCGCGACGTTGGCGGTGTTGGCCTCACACGAAGGTGTAGGCGAGGATGGCGACTTTGGCTTGGCGCATAAGCCGGGCGTCACGGTAGAGTTCAGTGAGATTTGGGTAAAACTGCCGGACGGCCAACCCGTTGCTTCGCCGTCCGGCATTTACATTTATTGGACGTGGCGCGATACGGTGCCTTTCGGTGCGCGCACCGAAACTTACTTTCAAGATTTAGGTGTTTCGCCGCTTGACACTGATTGGTTTTGCACCACCAAAGACGATGTAACTGCGTGCTTGGAAGGCGTCGAAGAGTATTTCACCTATGGCGGCTATGTCGTCAATTCAGGGCCGCACGCTGATTTAGCCGCTTGCCAAGCAGTTTGCGCCGAAGGCTGCGCTACACCGCCTAACGCCTGTGCCACGGCCAAAACGCACTGCCTCGAATACGTGCTTGACGGCTCTTGCTCCGAAGCCTTTTGCGGCTTCATTATCACTGATTGGGATTGGTCAGGTGATGTAACGGGAACGGGTGAAATCCTCACCGGCACGTTCGGCAGCGATGGCGTGAAGACGATCACGTTAGTTGTGACGGACAGCGACGGTAAGGAATCCGACCCGCTGGAATTTACCTTGCTCGTCAAGCCGCTTGAAGATGATTTAAGTTGCAACTGGGGCGGCGGAGGCGGAGGCGGCAATCCCAACCCAGGCGGCGGGCCGGGCTATTGCACGCCCGCCAACGTGCCAAACGCTATCGCAGAGTTGGCCGGGTTTGGCTTCTACAATCCAAGCCTGTTGCGCTTCCCGACTCAGTATTGCGGCGGCACGTCAGGCTTTGAGCAGCACAGTGTCGCGCCTGAGTTTCGCACGCGCATTGATGAGTTTCCCGGCAGCGAATCGCGGATAAGCTACGATGAGAATGGCCGGCGCGTGGTGGAAATCAGCAGCATGGTTTTCGATGAAGCCGCCAAAGATGAGTGGGAAGCGTTTCTGGGATTGACGGATAACGGCGCTAAATCCTTCCTCTACTTCGACACGGCGCGGCACATCTTGGATGCTGAGGTTATTGGTGTTTCGGACGGGATAGAGACAGAGTATCAACTGACTTTCACACGCACGTTCTTGGAGCAATCCAAGACACTGGATGTGTTCTATCCCGATGAAGCATACCCGGCGACCTATCACCCGCAGTTTGGCATGATGGCGGCGATGTTGGCCCATGCCACGCAATTCCTGACACTGCTCATGGACGGCGAAGAATCGGTTATTGGTTGGGCTGTCAGTCGCGGCACGGAAGCGGCACCGGGCGGGCTAATTGTGTTGGCAGGCGCACCGGCGCCAGGCACGGTGATTAGCGTTGCGGGACACTTCTACCTGAGAATGATAATTGAGTCACCGGCAGCGCCGATGCTTAGGGCGATTGGCAGCGGGCAGTATGAACTCGCCACGCCGCTGCGCCTGATTGAAACCGAGGAGGTTGGCAACCTGTGAGCGTCTACGATGAAGCTGTCGCGGGGGCGGGCGGTGGTGCTGAATGGGGCGGCTTGCTGGCCTTTCCTGACTACCTGTTTGCGGGTTGCCAGAGTGGGCCGGAACGCGCCCGCGACATGGTGGCGGCACGGCGTAGACGCCAACGGTTTGTGCTGTGGGATGCCCCGCGACGGCGCATTGAACTCGAAAACTCAATGGTCAAGCATGAGGACAAGGATAACGTCGAGGCGTTAGAGCAAATCGTGTTCGGGCAGCGCGACACGTTTTTGTATTTTGACTTGGTTTCCCATACACTCACAGATGAGCCGTTGGGCACCGGCGATGGCGCGACAACCGCCTTTCCAATCTACAAGCGCCGCACTTACGAAGGCCGCGAGCACTTGCAGCGGATAACGTGCCCAAACCACAACTACCCGCAGCAATTCTTGCCCGATGGCAACGTGTGGCGCGAGACTGAACTACTGGTGGTCAAGATAGACGGCACGCCTACGACGGCCTGGACAGTGAGCAGGGCAACGGCGGATGTGCCGGGCATGATTACCTTTGCGGTGGCGCCGGATGCTGATGCGGTGCTGACGGTGAGCGGCTCCTACTGGACGCTGGTGCGGCTGGTGAATAAGTCCATTCCGCTGCAACCGTTGAGCCTGGGTTGGTTCCAGGTGTCGGGCAGCGTGCCGTTGGTGGAGCCGCAAGGCCAGAGGTTGCCGTTATGAGACACCTGCTTGATTGGCTCAAATTGAACGCGCCTGATTTTATTATCATCGCGCTGTTGATTGGAATTTTCTGGCTGTCGTTCCCGGCCCGATAGGAATAAATCATGGCCCTTTTTACGACTGGATTCCCTGCCGCATTGGATAGCACCGCTACGCTTGGCGACAGCACCAACCTCGCCACCACAACGCTTGACGGCGCGCACAACGACAGCATCACCACGCTCACGGTCGCAAGCACAACCCTATTCCCAAGTGTCGGCGCCATTGTCGTTGGTTCTGAGGTTATTTTCTACACCGGCAAGACGGGCACTACTTTTACCGGCTGCACACGCGGCGCGGATGGCAGCACGGCGGCAGCGCACAGCGATGAGGATGATGTCAACGGTTACATCGCGGCAGCTTTTCAGCACGTCATCCGCGCTGCGATTATCGCTGCTCAGACTAAGTTGGGCACGGGCGCATCTGTGCCTACCACGACGGGTCATGTGTTGGCTGTGACGGGTGCAGGTGCGACAGCGTTTCAGTCAGCGCCGCTTGCCACGCCCAAAACTTGCCGTCTGCATTGCTCGTCCATGTCCGACGTGCCAACAACCACCTGGACGCCGATCCCCTTCAACGTCGAAGTCGAGGACGCCGACGGGATGCACGAAGGCGTGACACATCCTGACCGCATCACGGTGCCCACAGCGCGTTTTATTTTAGGCGGCAGCGCCTTATGGGACAATAGCGGCACGACTGGGACGCGGGGCTTTCGCATCTTGGACAAGGACAGCAATATCCTCTGCTACTTTGAAGTCCCCGCCGCCGCCTATTGCGGAGTCTCGCTTATCACCGATCCGATTGATTGCACGTCCGGCGACTGGTTCGTATTCCAATGTTTTCAGTCCAGCGGCACCGACCAGGGGCTTTTGTTAGAGCCAAAGGTGCCTAAGTTTTGGGCTTTACAGGTGGGGCCGTAAATGAGTGCTCTCTGGGGCGGCGGATTATGGGGCGGCACTGGCTGGGGCGGCAGTGCCACGCCCGCGCCGCCCGGCCCCTGTGTGCCCACGACTGAGCGGGCCATTTCTGCCGACTTGCAAGCCATCCTGAGCGGCGTGGTATTGCACCCGGCCCGCTTGTGCCGCGTTGCGCCCAAAGGCCGCACTGCGTTTGGCTACACCACGCACAATCAAGACATCGCCTATGACGACGGCAACGGTAGCATCACTTATCAGGCCATCGGCAACGCCTCGCCGTCCTCAAGTGAATCCACAACGGGCCTTGATACCAATGCTACCGACGTAGCGTTCATCGTAGATGCCGTCACCATCGCCCGCATCCTGATTCGCTGGTATCAAGACAGCGATGTGGATTTCTACCTCGTGGACTATGAGAACTTAAGCGCGGGCCATGTGAAGATTGCGGCGGGGAAATTGGCGGCGTTGCCCACCGATGATGTGATGGTCAATGCCAACGTGCAATCACTATCGGCCATCATCAATCGCAGCGTAGACCACAGCACGACCAATACCTGCCCCTACGCTCGATTTGGGGCGGGTTTTTGTGCCAATGGCTCAGATGTTGGCGGGCTGTCTGATGGCCCCACAGCGGCCGTCCTAAGCGGCACTATCGGCGCGGTAGTGAGCCGCTACCACTTGCAACTGTCAGGGATAACCTGCGATGCTGATTTTGCAGCGGGTGGCGTGATATTTTTCCCCGACAACCCCGACTGGCCGGACTTCCCGTTTGATGTGCGCAGCAACGGTGAGGACGCCGCCGACCTCTACTTTTCGGTGCCGCTGCCGTTCTTGCCAGAGGTGGGCGATAACGTGGATTTGGAAGAGGGATGCTTGCGGACATGGGAGGCGTGTATTGCTCATTCCGCGACAATCAACTTCGGGGGCCAACTGCTGCCGTCTCCACAAATTTTGGTGAAGACTCAAATTGGAACTTAGGAGGATTTATGCCGGTAGATAAAGAGGCTGTTGAGAGGACTCTGCTAAACGACAAGGCATTGCAGGCGGCACTTGCCGAAGCCCAAGCAGTGCAAGACGAAATGAGCCAAGAACGTGAGTTAAGGCAACGGCGCAATATGCAAAAGAACGTCAGTGTTGAATCAGTTGAAGATTTTCACACACACTGCAACTTTTGCGGCCAAAATCTGATTCTTGGTCAACTGGCAGTGTTCGGACAATCGTTTTACGGAAGCCACGTCATTTGCTCATCTTGCCTAGGCGAAGCAATGGGTGAGCTTGTAGGGCGCATTGAAGCAGTGACCAAAAAGGATTAGCAACCATGAAAAGCAGGACAGAGTTCACCAACGAAGAACTGGCGCAGCAGGCCGAAGAAATGGCGGCAAAGTGCCACGACGAGAACGACAATGAGGGCGCCGCGTTGCTGCTGTCGTTGGCGAATCGGCTAAGGGGGTTTTGATGTCTGAACAGTGGGAACATTTTGTCTTTGCACTCAATCCCGATGCCCAGCCATCTGCCTATGCTACAACCCTCGACATTTTAGGCAAAGATGGCTGGCAACTCGTAGGTATTGTGATGATAGGAAAAAAGCCTGTTGCGTTCTTGAAGCGTCCTGCTGCAAAAAGTTCAAATGAATAGCCCTCTACTCTTTTTAGAAGCGCATCCAACCCGCGAGCAAATCGTGGCAGAGGCGCGGCTGTATCTCGACCTGCCTTTCGAGATGAAGCACCCTAAAATTGAGTGGCGGGATGGCAATCCGATTGGCAAGACTCATTGTGTCCACTTGCTTTTCACCATCGCGCAGCGGTTGGGCTATCTGCCGCCAGAGTGGAGTTACAAGGCGTTCGCATCGCAGGCGCGGTTCAGTCCTGATTTGAGTGCGCCCGATGGCTCGTTGGATGCGGCGCTGCGAGCCGTGCTTGAGGCAAATTGTGACAGGGTAGAAGGGTTTGATTTGTTCGGCGGCATGAACATCATGGGCTTGGGCGCGATTCGAGTGCAGCCAATCGTCTTGCCTGGCGACATCATCCTGAGCCAGATGGACAGGGTAAGCGCCAAAGGTGCCCATCACGTTGCCATCGCCATGCCCAATAACAAGGTGCTACACGCGATTGATTACCCGGCGCGGCCAAATGCGAGCAAGGTGCAGTTGGCGGATTGGTGGAGTGTGCAGGATAGCGTCGTAGAAATCTGGCGGCTTCGCGGCATAAGGGATGGTGAATAAGTGGGGCGCGATGTAGCAGTTATTGCGGGTGGCGTTCTTGGGCTGGGCATTGGTTCACTACTGGGAAATCCAGCGGTGGGCTTCTCAGTCGGAACTTTAGTTGCCGGTCGCTTATTCGGCCAGGAGCAACCCACACCGCAACCCGTCGCCCTTGAAAAGCCCCGCGTGCCTGCTACTGGTGCGGGCATCATGTTCCCCATCATTGACGGCGCCCGCCTTGCTGATGATGGCACCGTGCCCGTAGACCCTGCTGATGGACGTGGCGGCGTAGTCTTGAACGCCACCGCCATCGGCTGTGCGCCCGATGGCGGCGTAGTCCGCACCACTGCCACAAGCTCAGTGCATGGCCCCGGCTCATTCGGCCATCGTGAAACGACCTCAGTCACTACCACCACCGACACCCTGACGATTGCCGTTGGCTTTGCCAGCGCCTTAACCGGCCCGGTTTACTTCGACCAGTTTGCCGTCAACGGGCAAGTCGTCTATGATCGCTACCCCGCGCCGGGCGGCAGTGGCGGCTATGTGATGAACGATGTCACAGTAGGCGGCACCATCGTTGGCGCTATCTCTGACGATGAAACATTTGAGATGTGGTATGGCACGCGCAAACAGCCGGTGTCGCCTATCATGGCGAGCATTTACGGCAGCGACCCTTACCCGGCGCATCGCGGCATCGCTTACATCGTGTGGACAGGGCCGATTACCAGCATCCCGACCTTCAACGTGTTGGCGCGCAACGACCGTTCACTAGCCTCTGAAATCATCACGGCCCGGCTCACAATGGTTGGCTGGGATGGTGTGACGCCGTTGATTGACTCCGACCGTTTGAACATCTGTCTTGGCGACGACGAACGGCATTTGCGGGGCGTGTTCCAACTCAACAGCGGCAGCCCGCGCCCGACTTGCGAGCAAGTGCTATCGGTGTGCAACTCACAGTTTGCAGAGGTAGACGGCAAGATTATCACGGTGTCCATGAAGACGCCGCCAACAGTAACGATTAGCAGCGATGAATTAGGCGCGCATGATGCCGGGAGCGATAGCAACTCGTTCAACACCGTCAAGGTCACGCCCGTTGACGTAACGCAGATACCCAGTTCCTATGAAATCGGCTTTTTCAATATTGACACGCTGGATAACGACACCGCGCCAAGTGTCTGGCCGGGCGCTACGCATACCAATCCGGTCAAGGTAGATTATGGCATTGTGGCATCCAAGCCTGAAATGCTGCGCACCGCTGCCATTCAACATGCGCTATTGCGCAACGCCGATGCCACCTTTGAAATAGCTGTGCCGATAGACCGTCTGAAAGACATCATACCCGGCACGCTTTGCCAAGACGTGCCGCTACTGCAAGGCGGCACCATAGACGGCATAGTGGACAAGATGGTGCTGTCCAACTTCCTCAGCCTGACCTGCAAGCGGTGGAGCGCAGCGGCGTTCACCGAGTCACCTACGACGATAGTAATTACGCCGCCAAGCCCGCCGCCTGTGGTGCCCAGTCTTGGCACCCTGATTGGCTTCCTGTCCGACGCCGTGCCCTACAAGGACACGATGGCGGGTGCCTTTTCGGGCTACATGGTGGCGGCAGTCTCAGTGCAAACGGGCGAGACGTTTCCTGGTGGCGCCATTTCCTACCACATGGGGCCAGCCCCGGCGCTATCCCATGCGACCGCACTCAATACGCAGTCCTGCATGGGCACGCTGGTTGGTGCATTAGGCAGCCCGGCATCGAGTGTCTTTGACTATGACCATCCCCAGCAGATTCAACTCTACAATGAAGCGTTTGCCCTGGCGTCGGTGACGGGTGCAACGCGGGCCTTGCGTGAAGCGTTTGCGCTCGATAGCCGGGCTAATTTGATGCTGGCAGAGAACGGCTGTTACTTCCAATTTACGGAAGCCGAAGACTTGGGCGATGGCCTGTATGAAGTCACCGGCATCCGTGCCTACCGCTACGGTAGCGACTATCTCAGCAGCGTGCCCGACGAAACCAAAGTGGTGCGTATCTTCGATGAGGACGGCCTGGAATCAACGGCCATTGGTCTGCCCGACTACCGCCCCGCCGATGTCACCAAGACGATTGAATACCGCTTCATCCCTGGCATCTATGCACCCGGCACCGGCGCCTCGACGGTCTACACCAAGACGTTGGACGGCAACAGCTACAAGCCACTGGCGCCTGTGTTCTTGCAGAACACACCCAGCGCAGGTCTGATTCTGTCCTGGATAGACCGCAGCCGCTATCCTGAGCAATCAGCAGCATGGTGGAGCGGCGCGTCGCCAGCCAGCAGTGACGACAGCGATTTTCACGTTCTTGTTGAAGTGCTGGGCATTGACCGCATCGCACTGCCGCAGCAGCACGTTGTTGGGGCAAATAGCCTAACGCTGAGTTCAGGGCAGATGACGTTCATCTTTACCGATACTTTTGGGGAGCCTGTGCCGTCGCACTTCGACGGGCACATCTACCAACTCAGCAAGTGGCTTTCGACGGGCGGGGGCTATGGGCATGGCGGCGCTTATTCCAACTTCACCTAATGCGTTAAACTGAGGAACAATCATGGCTCTGACTGAATACACCGCTGGCGGTCAACTTCCCATCATGCCCGATGGCGCCGTTGATCCGTGGAGCATCGCCGCCAACGTCGCTACCCGCACCGATGCTCTTATTTTGCAGAGCACGTCCATTTCCCTGACTGGCTCTGGCGACTACACACCTACTCTGGACGATATCCGCTTCGGAATAATTGTCTTTACCGGCGTTCCCGTTGCGGCCCGCAACTTCATCATCCCCGTCAACGCCGCCACCGTGCCAGTCAACACGCCGTTCAAAAAGACCTTCGTTAATAACACCGCACAAATCATCACTGTCAAGTATTCGACGGGCACCACGCAAGCGGTCGCCGCCAACTCGCAGGCTGACTTGTGGGGTGACGGCACCGACATTCACTTCATCAGCGGGGCGACTTCGACGGGTGCCCCGGTCTTTGCGGCCCAAGCCGTTAACACTGTGTTTGCCGGGCCATCGTCGGGCAGCCCTGCCGTGCCCACCTTCCGCGTCTTGGAACGTGCCGATGTAGTTTCTGCCGGTCTTGCCATCACTGCCGCCAAGACGTT